ATGGCTTCTGATCGTGCAGCTTATCGCTTGCGTGACCAGTATGACCAAGACGTATTAGGTTATTTGTCTGGTTTTAGCCAATCAGCTAAGCACAGTTCACCTGACACAGCACGTACAACTTTCCCCGGCACCAAGGCTGTAAGCTCTGCTGGTTCTAACGAGTTGTTATCTGCTATGCAGTTAAGCCGTCCAAGCTTTGGTAACTTGACATCTGCTGGTTCTGCTGGTGATTCGATTCCTTTATCACCACGCTTTCCCGGTGCGACAGCTGTATCGGCAACGCTTGTATCCCCATTAACAGTAATCGCTCGTATGGGTCGTTTACTCGATCAACAGTTTGTAGACACACAAGGTCGTTGGTTAGTTGTTGACCCAGTGTTTATTGAGATGTTGAAAGACGAAGACAGCCGTTTATTGAACGGTGACTTTGGTGGCTCTGGATTGCAAAATGGTTTGATTTTAAATAATCTCCATGGCTTCCGTGTTTATGTTTCCAACAACCTACCAAAGATTGGTACAGGTCCCGGCACAACCGGTGCATCTGCACAGTCATCTAACTTTGGTGTTATCGTTGCTGGTCATGACGCAGCTGTTGCTTCTGCTCAGCAAATCACCAAGACAGAGAGCTATCGTGATCCTGACAGCTTCGCTGACATTGTTCGTGGTATGCATCTCTATGGTCGCAAGATCCTCCGTCCAGAGGCTATTGTTACCGCCAAGTACAACGCAGCTTAATTTAAGGAGAAACATAAATGGCAACAATTACAACCCTCGCAACGGGTGGGGCATCAGCAGGTCGTACTGCTGCCCCTGTACCGTATTTAGTAGAAAAATACATTGACTTTGCTGCTGCAGCTACTGCTAAAGGTTCTGCCTTGGCAGCTGCTGACGTTATCGAATGCATCAGTGTGCCAGCTAATACACTTATTTTAAATGCTGGTTTTGAAGTAACCACAGTTATGGGTGGTGAGTCAGCCGACAATGCATTTGATTTAGGCACTGGTCTTGACGTTGATAACTTTGTAGACGGCTTCGATGCCGATGCTGCTGCTGCTGGTGCATATGCACAAAATGCTGCTGCATTCCAGCCTGTGGTAATCGGTGCAACTGCTGACACAATCGACTTGTTAATTCAAGCTGCTACTACTGCTCCTACCTCTGGTGTAGTCCGTGTTTGGGCTGTGCTCATGAATGTAGATGGTCGTATTATAGCTGATGAAGTTGATCGTGATCAGTTAGCTTAAGTAGTTTAGTCCAATAGGAGGGTACTCACAAGGTATCCTCCATTTTAATTAAAAGAATATGTCTACTTATATTACTTTAACGAATGAGTTGTTACGAAGAATGGGAGAGGTCACATTAGACTCAACCCAATTTGACGATGCACGAAATGTACAAGGTCTTGCCAAAGCAGCTATCAATTCATCCATTAGAGAGATATTACACACAACCCAAGAGTTACCTTTTACTTTAATAACTCAAACACAAACAATGACAATTGGTACAGGCGTGTATTCTTTGCCTGCCGATACTTCAAGCGTTGATTGGGAATCGTTTTATTTAAAAAAGTTAGCTGCTTCAAATAATGCTCCAGCTAGACTTACTCCTATTTCGTATTCACACTATTTAAACCAGTATCGGAGCATTGAAGAGAACACTTCTACTGGCGGGTATACATACCCAACTCATGTGTATCAAACACAAGATTTTAAATTTGGTGTAACTCCAATACCAGATGCTGTTTATCAAATAGAATATAAATATTGGAGATTCCCTAATCCTCTGGCAGTATCAACAGATGAATGCGTATTACCTTCACGTTTTGATACTATAATTATTGATGGCGGGATGATGTACATGATGCTCTATCGTTCAAATGAACAGAGTGCAACAATCCATAGAGACAAATTTGACAATGGTATTAAGTCTTTACGTAGGCTGGTAAATGACGAGCCTTTAGAAGTAAGATCAACTATAATTAAATACCCGTCATTTTCGCCTAGAGTGTTTTAATGGCTGATCGGATCAGTGGTTTTAAAGTAAGTAGTTTAGGTGGACTAGATACTAACCGTGACGTACTAGCTCAGGGAGAATCTTTCCCCGGATCGGCAACACAGTTAATTAACTACGAGCCAGCTATTACTGGAGGCTACAGAAGGATAAGCGGTTTTGCCAATGCATACGGCACAGTTCCCGGTACTGGCTCTGTATTAGGAGTCAATGTAGCTGAGAATATTAATAACTCTATATTTGCTTGTAGAAAACCATCGGCAGGAACTAGTTACTTTTACAGATGGAATACATCTACTAGTGCTTGGGTAGCAATATCAACCCCCGGCACGATAACAATGGTAGGTGTAAAAAAAGTTAGGTTAATTAACTATAACTGGGGCGTAGCTAAGATGGTCCTAGTCGATGGTATTAATCCAGCTGCTACGTATGATGGAACTACATACACGCAGATCGTAGGAGCTAATGCACCTGCTGCACCAAAATATGCTGACACGTATAAGAATCATATATTTTTAGCAGGAGATCCGAGTCAACCATATAACTTATATTTCTGTTCTCCTTATACGGACGGGGATGTAAATCCAGCTAATGGTGCTGGTGTTATTAATGTTGGATTTCGTATTGTTCAGATTAAGCAGTTTAGAAATATTCTATATATTTTTGGCAAGAACGAAATTAAGCAATTAGTAGGAAATAGTATTGCAGATTTTGTACTTGCGGAAGTGACTACTAATCTTGGATGTGTTATACCTGATAGCGTTATTGAGTTAGGTGGTAGCTTAATATTTTTAAGTGCTGACGGATTTAGACCTATTGCTGGTACTGCAAATAATGATGACATTGAATTACAGACTGTATCTAAAAGAATTCAGTTTACTATCAATGCCATACTTAGAGACGTTGTTACAGAGGCAATAGATCCAGATACTATTACATCTATTGTATTAAGAAGTAAATCGCAGTTTAGATTTTTAAGTTCCTCTGAAGGCACCTTTGGATTACTAGGGGGTCTTAGAGAAGGACAGCAGGGTTTTTCTTTAGAGTATAGCCAGCTGTTTGGTATACCTGCTACTTGTGCAGCTAGTGATTTTATTGGTGCTGAAGAGTATGTTATCCACGGGGATACAACAGGTAAAGTGTACCGGCAAGAAAGTGGTATTTCATTTGATACCCTGCCAATTTTAAGTATCTACCAAACTCCTTACTATTATTTTGAAGATCCAACGATAAGAAAGAATTTTTATAGTATTACAACTTTTTTACGTAGCGAAGGTACTTCAAGTATAGCAATGTCTGTGTCCTATGATTTTGATGATTCAGTAGGTGTATATAATCCAGCTAACTACACATTAACAACTGAGGGTGCAGCTGCCTACTATAACGAAGCTGTGTACGATGCTGCAGCAGTATTTGATGGTAATCCATCCCCTGTAGAAAGAACTACATTAGACGGATCAGGATTCGCAATAGCATTTAAATACGTAACAAATGATACAAATGCAAGTCATACTATTCAAGGATTAGTATTGAACTATGCAATGAACGATAGGCGATAAGGAGAAACACCTTGAGTGGATATACAAGACAATCATCGGCTGATATAGTTCCAACAGCTGTTGTACGTGCAACACCGATCAATAATGAGTTTAATGCTTTGCGTGATGCATTTCATGCAACTACGGGACACAAGCACGATGGTACTGCAGCAGAGGGTGTTCCTATCTCTCTTATTGGTGACTCTGATTTAAAGAACAAAGTAGCTGTAGACACTAGTAACAATCGTGTAGGAGTCTTTGTTGAAGTAGCTTCTACAGCCACAGAACAGGTTCGTGTACAAGACGGTGCTATTGTTCCTGTTACCGATAATGATATTGATCTTGGTACTTCCGCTTTAGAGTTTAAAGATCTGTATATTGATGGCACTGCCAACATTGATAGCTTATTAGCAGATGCAGCAGTTATCACTTCTGCTGATATTAATGGTGGCACAATTGATGGTGTAGTTATTGGCGGTGCAGTTGCACAAGCTATTACAGGTACATTGATTACAGCTACGACTGGCTTTGCTGGTCCAATTACAGGTACTGTTACAGGCAACGTCACAGGCAACCTTACGGGCAATGTGCTTGGAAATGTAACAGGTAACGTAACAGGCAATGTCACTGCTACTACAGGTGCAAGTTCATTTAATGATGTGACCATTACTGGCACATTGAATATGGATAGCGGTACTGTAGGTACAATTACTAATCTAGCCAGCCCTACCAATACTGGTGATGCAGCTACTAAAGGCTATGTTGACACAGCAGACGCATTAAAACTCAATCTAAGCGGTGGAACACTGAGTGGTGCCCTAGCTATGGGAACCAACAAGATCACCGGTCTGGGAACTCCTACAGCCTCTACAGACGCAGCTACGAAGGGTTATGTAGATACTGCTGTTGCAAACGTAATTGATTCTGCTCCCGGTGCTTTAGACACCCTCAACGAATTAGCAGCAGCTTTAGGCGATGATGCCAACTTTGCTACTACTGTAACTAATGATATTGCAAGTAAACTAGCACTTGCTGGTGGCACCATGACTGGTGCTATTGCAATGGGTACCAATAAGATTACAGGTCTTGGGACTCCAACTTCATCAGCGGATGCTGCAACTAAGAGCTACGTAGATACTGAGGATGCACTTAAGTTAAATCTAACAGGCGGTACTTTATCCGGTGCACTAGCAATGGGCACCAATAAGATTACAGGATTAGGTAATCCTACTTTATCCCAAGACGCAGCTACTAAAACTTATGTAGATACAGCCGATGCATTAAAGCTTAATCTGGCTGGCGGTACTATGTCAGGTGCTATCGCCATGGGTACTAGCAAAATTACAGGTATGGGTGATCCTACTAGTGCTCAAGATGCAGCTACTAAAAACTATATTGATGTACTCTTTGGTAGCACAACCAGCGCTGCTGCTAGTGCTGCTGCTGCAGCTACATCAGCAACAAATGCACAAAACAGTGCTAACAGTGCTTCGTCCTCTGCAAGTACCGCAACTACTGCAGCTAACAATGCTGCTGCTTCCTATGACTCTTTTGATGATCGTTACTTAGGTGCAAAAAGTTCTATACCTTCTGTGGACAACGATGGGGATCCCCTCCTTACCGGTACTCTGTACTTTAATAGTGTATCAAACACTATGTTTGTGTACAATGGATCTGCTTTTATTTCTACTGGTGCTGTGACTGCGCCAGATAATGCTGCATATGCTTGGTTTCTCTCATAGGAAAATATAATGAAAACACTTATTTTAGACGGTACAGCAATTAGTTTACAAGCAGCACTGACTACTTCAGCTGCCACAACAAATCCAACTTTTATAACTAATTATGCTGATAACTCAGGATCAGGAATTACAGAGGGGGCTACGGACGGAGTATTAAATGGCTCTACCGATGTGACTATTGTCCCTGCACCTTCAGGTGCTAACAGACGCATCATTAAGAATATTACTATTTTTAACGGTGACACTGCTGCGGTTACTGTATTAATTAAATATGATAATAATGCAACTCAACGCACATTAGTTAAAGTTACTTTAGCTGTTGGTGATACGTGGACAACAGAAGGTGTTTTTGATAGTAATGGTAATTTAAAACAAACTATAGGTAATGTTAACCTTGCAACAGGTGTTACAGGTACTCTGCCTATAGCCAATGGTGGCACAGGAACAACATCCACAACTTTTGCTAACCTAGCAACAAATGTAACAGGAACTCTGCCTATAGTCAACGGTGGCACAGGAACAACATCCACAACTTTTGCTAACCTAGCAACAAACGTAACAGGTACATTGCCTATTGCTAATGGGGGCACAGGAACAACATCCACAACTTTTGCTAGTTTAACGTCTAACGTAACAGGTACACTACCAGTAGGAAATGGCGGTACAGGTCAGACAACTTATACAGATGGTCAATTGCTTATTGGTAATAGCACGGGCAATACGTTAACTAAAGCTACGTTGACGGCTGGATCTGGCATTTCTATTACAAATGGTAGCGGAGCAATTACTATAACAGCATCCGGTGGAGGTGATGTTACTGGTCCAGCTTCTTCAACCGACAATGCCGTTACACGATTTGATTCAACAACTGGAAAACTAATTCAAAATAGCTTAGTGACTATTGCTGATGATGGCGCAATTACTGCCCCAGCAGCCGCAAGTGTTATTCCTTTTTACTATGCTACCCAAGCATCTTTTCCTTCTGCAGCAACTTATCACGGGGCAATAGCACATTCACATGCAGATGGAGCAATCTACTTTGCTCATGCTGGTAGTTGGGTTAAAATACTAGACGGAAACACAGATGTTACAGTAGCACAGGGAGGTACCGGTTTATCTACATTAACAGCTAATAATGTTATTCTTGGTAATGGTACAAGCTCTGTTCAATTTGTAGCACCAAGTACTGCAGGTAATGTTTTAACTTCAAATGGCACTACTTGGACAAGTTCTACACCCGGAGCTTCTATAACAGCAGGTAAGGTTATTGCACTTTCAACAATTTTTGGATATTAAGGAGTATTAAATGGCAAACCCAAACATAATAAACGTAACATCAATCTACGGTAGTTCATCGTATCTTGTTCCATCAGGAACATCTGCTACAGCTTGGACTGCTTTAACACCCGCTGTTGGCACTGTAAATAAAATTAATTACATCATGGCAGCAAATGTTACAGGTACAGCTGCAACCATCACTGTGTCTCTTAACAGTGCAGTAAGTGGTGGTGGAACAGCTTATCGATTAGCTTTTCAAATTCAAGTTCCTGCTAATACTACACTGATCCTTTCTGACAAATCTACGGCAATTTATGTTGGCGAGGCACAGTCAATTGTGGTTACTTCAGGAACAAACAATGCTATTGAATTGACAGCATCTTATGAAGCACTAACTTAAGTAGGTCATACATGGCTGATAGACACGATAAAGGTTTTATTAACGCAGCATATGTTGGACCTAAAGCACCCGGTGCACCAACTTCCGCAGTTGCTGCTAAATCAAATACAGCAGCAGAAATAAATTTTTCTGCTCCTTCTAACATAGGTGCTAGTGCTATAACTGGCTACAGAGCAACCTCAACACCGGGTAATTTTACGGGTACGGCTGCTTCTTCTCCAATTATAGTAGCTGGATTAACTAATGGTGTAAGTTATACATTTCAAGTAACGGCAATTAACGCTTTTGGTGAAGGTCCCGGAAGCAACGTAACTAACGCTGTAGTCCCTAGCGAACTTGGTCAAAGACTTTACGACAATGGTTCTTATACTTTTATTGTTCCCATAGGGATTACAAGTGTTAGCGTTGTTTGTGTAGGAGGGGGCGGTGCTGGTGGTTATTATAGTCAGGGTGCAGGTGCAGGCGGGGGTCTTAGATATAAAAATAATATTGCTGTAACGCCCGGACAATCCATTGCCGTATATGCTTCTACTCTTTCCTACTATGGCAGTGCGGGTTATTCTTCTTATTTTGGCACTAATGGTGTCGATGCTTTCTATTTTTTTGCTGGAGGCGGTGCTTCAAATAGTGGAGGTACTCTAGCCGGAGGTACAGGATCAACAATTGGTGGGGCTGCAGACGGAGGAGGTAACGGAGGTAGTAGCAATTATTTTGCAGGTGGGGGCGCAGGCGGGTATAGTGGTAACGGAGGATCTACCACTAGTGCGGGTAATGGACAGGCTGGTTCTGGTGGTGGTGGGGGTAGTGGTTATGGTGTTAATTCCAGTTATCCACCTCCCGGAGGTACTGCGGTTGCATGGTCAGGTAGCGGAGGCGGTGTTGGAGTTTTAGGTGCTGGCGCAAGTGGCGCTGCTGGCACAGGCTCAAGCGCAAACGCA